ACGGATCGAACCGCGGCGGGGTGCCGCTCACGCCGCCGTTCACGATGCTCCGAACGTTCCACGCGGCGACGAAAAGCAGATCGGGGGTGACGGTGGTGATCGGCCCGCGCGGTCCGTTTGGCGGCCCCACGATCTGCCCCACCGAGTCGCCCACGAGCTCGAGGTCTGGCACGTCGGGATCGCTCTTGCTCGGCGGGTTCGCCGTGAGCACGCTCTCCAGCGTGCGGGGCGCTCCCGAGACCTGCACCTGCCACGCGAACACGCCCTCGGTGTCGAGCAGCTCGAAGACGAGGGCCTCATCGGGGAGCGCCGCGAACCCGCCCTCGTCGCTCGAGAACGAGCGGGTGGGGGCGGTGATTCGAAAGCGCGGGCTCGGCATCGCCCGAGGCTAACAGCGCCCCGGCCGGCCCGTCACGCCTCGAGCTCGTCGCCCAAGACGTCCACCTGGAGCGAGCCCCACCACCGGTTGTGAAACGCCTCCCCGATGCGCACGACGTGCGAGCCGCTCCCCTCCGGCACGAAGTCAACGACCGCGGGAGGTAGACGCTTGTATACCCGAGAGACGAGCTTCGTTCCGTCGGGCTGGCTCACGGTGTAGAGCAGCGGGAGCACGACGCCCTCGGGGTCGCAATCGGCATAGTCGATCGCAACGACGATGATGATGCCGACCCGGGGTTGCACGTCGAGGTCGCGCAGCGTGATCCGTAGCCGCTGCTCTCCCACGTACGCCGGCGCGATCAGATCGAGGTTCAAGCTTCCACCTCCGGCAGGACGTCGACGTGGACGATCACCTGCCCAGAGGTCGATTCGTCCGAATTGAAAAGAGCCACCGCGAGAGTGTAGTGCCCGACGATCGCGGTGGTGAACGCGACGTGAGAAGTGCGCCCGCCCATCCGCACGAGCTCCGGCGGTACCGGGCCCGGCCACTCGAGAAACACCCAGCGGAATTCGGAGCCGTCGAGATCCTCATCGGGTGGCGCCTCGTCGCCGCCGTCGGGCGTGCAGAGCGCGTGAACGCCGGTGCCGAGCTCGGCCGCGAGGTGGCGGCGCTCGAGGCCGGCCACCGCCGGCACGCGCACGTCCTGCCACTCTTGCAGGCGGAGCGTCATCGGCGGATCGAGCTCGGCGAGCACGGGCACGCGCCCGGAAGCATCAGTCACTCGCACGTCAAACGCCGGCATCGCTTCACGCGCTCTGGGAGATCCAGAATTGCACGGCATCCGCGCGGAAGCCCGGGAGCCCGGCGCTCCCATCCTCGCCGGTATAGAGCATCAATTGCCGCCCGTTGTACCGGACGAAGTGCATCTCTTGGCGCTCGAGGGCGCGGAGGTTGAACCAAGATTCCCCCGCGTCCGTGCTCGCCACGAGTTGGCACTCGGCCTCGGTGGCGTCCGGCTGGAAGACGCCGATCGCGAGCCGGCCGTGGGCCGTGAGGGCGTTGAGGCTAGGCGCTCCGCCGCCGGCCGTTTCCCACGTGAGGCCGTCCTCCGAGATGAGAGTGAGCGGGTTGCTCCCCTGATCGTGCCCGGTGTTGATCATGAAAACGCCGTGATCCGGGACCCATGTTCCGCAGCAATGGTTCGGGCCGAGAATGAACCCGGTCTCGACCATGGTCCAGTTTTCGCCGCCGTCGCCCGAGCGCCAGACCCGGCTTCGCAGGCTGCCCGAACCCGGGTTCACCTTCGGCACGTAGAGCAGCGTTGAGTCGCCGTCGAAAGCGAACTTTCCGTTGCCGTGAGTACCATCGTTGCTCGGGAAGGTGCGCGTCGTCCACGTGGCGAGATCGGGCGACGTGCGGGCGAACAACCCCGAGCCCGTGTACATCGTGATCCACCACGAGCGCGACGGGATCCAGAGCATGTCATAGGGAAAGTAACCGGTCATCGTGCCCGGCTCCGTCTCCGTGTCGAGCGTTGCATAGCCGGCCTCGGCCTCGCCCGGATTGGCCGGGCCCGTCACTTGGTTCCCCACGGCCGGCTCGAGAGTGAAGCTCACGATCTGGAACGGGCTCGTGGCGTTCGCCGCGTTCATGATGACCGCGACCTCGCCCGTGCTTTCCTTCGAGGCCGCGAGGATCGGGCGCGTGGCCACCGGCGGGGTGTCGAGATAGCGGATGGTGTGCGAATCGCGGAAAAGCGCAAACTCCGCCGTCGCCGCGCCGAAGTGTTGCAGTACGAGCCACACCTCGGCGCCCGGCACGTAGTGCAGGTTGCAGATATCCGCGAAGGTGGAAGCCGCGAGCACGCCGTCCGAGTACGGCTCACGCGTGGGCGTGGGCTTGATGTTGCGCAAGTGCGAGTAATCGCTCCACCGGTCGCCATCCGCGGCGCTCGCGGCGTTCGCGTTGATCTGGGTGACGGCGCTCGCGGCGAGCGTCTCGAAGGGCGCCCAGCCGAGCGGGCGCGGATTCGGTTTCGGGAAAGTGCCCATCAGAGCGTCCTCATCGGTTGGGTATTGTCGATCACGGGCGCGAGCCTCCACCCGTTCCAGCCGTCGCCCGAGCGATCACGCTTCACCACCACGAGGCCGGGGGCGCTCACGCGGATCGTACCGTCATCGTCGCGACTGATGAACGCGCGCCGCTCGAGCTCGTCGAGCGCATCCTCCACCGCGCGAAGCGTCACCGCGAGGGGCTCGTACCCGAGCGCTAGGAACCGCTCACGGGCCTCGGCCGCCTTGCACGGGCCGCGGTGCGAAACGACGTTGTAAACGCCCATCGCAATCGTCGAAGGCGCGAGCAGGGGCATGCCGTCATGCTGGCACGTCGAACGCCGTCAGGTCTAGCGGGCTCGAATCGAGCACGAAGCCGATCCCGGTGCCCACGCTCCACACGATCCACGCGGGCATAGCGTCCGCGAGGTACGCCCGCGCCTGCTCGATCGCCTTGCGCTCCACCTCCCCGGGCAGGCCGTCGCCACCGAGGAGCAGCGTGAACGCTACGAAAAAGGCGTTCGAATAATTCGGATAGAGCGTGTCTTCACGCCCGATTGCGTACGGCTCCGAGCCGTCCTCGGGCGCCATGGTGCGGCCCGGGTGCGTGGTGGTGGTCTGCGCCCACTCGATCACGTTCATCGTGAAACGGGAATCGAAGCCTTGCAGGTGCTCGAGGATCTCGGGCAGCACGCCCCGGTCCGTGGCGAGGTCGAGGTCGATCGCTTGCTGGCGCGCGCTCTCCTCCGGCTCCGAATCGGGGATCGAAAAGAGCCAGCGAAAGAACGAGAGATCGGGCGCGCTGCCCGGATACATCTGCGCGGCCGCGCGCTCGGCGAGGACCGACACCATCGCGTTTCCGACCGCGCGCGCCTCGCGCCACGCGTGATCGACGCCATCCTCTGGGGCGACGTGGCCCTCGCCCACCACGAGCTCGAGGGCCTCGTACGCCATCTCGATGATGGTGGGCCCGCCGCCCCATTGCAGCGGCCAGGGATCCGTCCATCCTCCGGGCATCGGCTCACCAAAGGGCGACGAGTAGCGGCGCGTCGAGGCCGGCCACGAAGGCGCCCGAATCGAAGTACTGACAACGAACGGTGACCGTGCTCGTGAGCGGATCGGTGGGCAGGACGGCGGGCTGGGCGTACGCCTTGTCCGCGCTCTGCACGTTGGCGGAGCCGCCGCGGAAGACGACGGGCTGCCCGTCGCCGAGCCGGTCGGGCAGGTTCGCGTCGTACTCGATCACCACGTCGCCGGGCGTGCTCACGTCGATCACGGGCGGAGCAAAGTCGCCGGTCGTTTTGCGATCGACGTTCCAGCTTTCCCAGCGGTAGAGCAGCGAACCGTCCGCGGCGATCAGGAGCACCGCGAGCGCGCGCACCTGCGCGGAAGCGGCGAGCTCGTGGAGCATGAGCCGGCCCATCGTCTCGCCGTCGAAGTCTTTCGCAGGCTCGCGAACGGGGAAACGGTTTTCCGGCTCGGGGCCGTAATCGGCGCGCACAGGGCGAAGGGGAGCACCACAGGTAGGCATGTTAGAAAGCGTACACGCCCACGTTCTGGGGAACCAGCATGTAGGGCCCGAGCGAGATCGTCGTGGGGATCCGCGGCTCCGTCTCGCTCATCTCGAGCAGCTCGCGGCGCGAGAGGCTCGAGCCGAGGGCCTCGCCCACGAATTCGAGGATCTGGCTCCCGCCGTAGTAGCTCGCCCGGATCGCGGGCTCGACGCGGCGATAGGCGATCGGCGCGCGGAGGTCGGTCGAGAGGTCCACGCACTCGCCCGGGCCGAGCGAATCGAAGTAATCGCGGATCGACTTCGCGAGCTCCACGTGCCGCGGGCTGTACGGCGAGACGCGCGCGCCGGCGGGGAGCACGTCGCTACCCTCGGAAAGCTCCACGTCGAACTGACCGCTGCCCGGCAAGCCCGCCTCCACCACGCTCGCCACCTGGAGCCGCTTGAACGTGGAGGTGTCCTTATCCCACCACATGAGTTGAGGCGTGGTGAGCGGGGCGACGGTCTCCTGCGTTTGCATGCGGAAGCCCTCGTCCGTGGGCGCCGGCGTCGCCATCACCTCGGCCGCGCTCACGTCGCCGCCCGGCCAGGGCGACGCGTCAAACCACCCCTGATCGGAATTCTTCCGCATGCCGAGCTGGAGCCGGAGGTCGCTCCACTCGGGCTGCCAAGTGGTCGTTACGACGTACACCTGCCCGGGCACCTCGCCGCTCGCCGGCGGCGAGAGGAACCCGCGAACGACGGTGAGCGTGCCGACGCTCGGTTGCCGGCCGAGCGGGCCCGTGCTCGTGCCCCGCTTTTGCACGATGCACACGACGTTCGATCCCGCGTTGAGCGCGGTCGGGTACACGAACGCGTCCTGCACGGCGTTCGAAGCCTGGCGCGCCCACCGGCGGAAGTGCGCCGCGTTGCCCGCGCGAGCAGGGCGCGCGCGCGCATCGACTAGGCGCTCGATGAACTCGCCGTCCGTCTCGCGATTACGGCCGCCCGAAAACTCGACCTCGACGACACACTTCGGCTCCGAGCCGACCGGCGGGTTTTCCCACTGGAGCTCGACGCCCTCCGCGAGCTCGGTCTCGGGCCCCTTGTCGATCGCTTGCATGGCGAGCACGACGCCCTCGTCCGCGTCCTCGATCTCGCCCTCGATGAAAACCTGATACCGAAGACCGCTAGGGTCGGTGGCCACGCGCGCCGTCTGATCGGGGACGGTGGTCGAGCCTTCGTACGTCGTGCCGAGCGTGCCGCGCGCACGCACGAAGCCCGAGGCGCCCGTCGCCCCGAGCGGGGTCATCTTCCGTTGTGCGCCGTGGAAGTCGTAGAGGAACGGCGAGGCCGCGCGCAGCGGGTTGATCTGTTGAGCCAGGAAGTCGCCGCGCTTTTGAAGCGCTTGAATGATGATGTCCTGGCCCTCGGCATCGACCCAAAAGCGGCCGGGGCGCATCGTGGCGCGCGTGATCGTCACCTCGTCGAAGGGCTGGCCCGTCTTCGGGTTGACGCGTGCGCGCAGGCCGTTCCGGAAGACGGCGAGGATCGCCTCGCGAACCTCGCCGCGGGCGTACGTGGGGAATTCGCGATCGATCTGGGTCATGTGGCCGGGGTGGTGGCGGTATGCTGGAGCGGGATCTGCTTCGTGGACGGGCCGTCGCTCGCCATCGTGAGGTCCTGCACGACGATCTCGAGCTCGACGGTATCACCATCGACGACGGGCTTCGCGCTCAAGAGCTTGCACATGCCCGTCCGTTCGAGCTCGTCGACGGGGAGCTGGGCGCGGCTTTTGAATTCGCCCACCGCGCTCGGGTCGGTGTCGCGCACCTCGCGGAGCGTGTGCCCAACGAATTCGACCGCCGGTCCGGAATTGCGCTCGACCGCGTACGCCTCGATCAGCATGCCGTCGAACACGGTGTGCGAGATCATGAGGTCATCCCAATCGCCCGTTTCGGGGTCGATATGATCGGCCAGGATCACGGGCGGCCCCTCGAGGGGGGAGACGTCGACCAAACCGTACGCGCCGAGCGCCACGCCAGCGGGAGGGAACGACACCGTGCGAGCCTACCCCGCCGGCGGCCGTCCGGGCTTCACACCGGGCAAGGTGGCGCGGCGACGGTGGGAAGATCGGGGAGGCCCACGCTCGGGAGCGTCGGGCCCGCGATGGCGGGGAAGCCGAGCGGCGGCAAGCCGGGCAGCGCGCCAGGGATCGCCGGTACGGCGGGAAGCGGCGGGAGCCCGGCGCTCGGGAGCGCTGGACCGCCAAGCGCGGGGAAGTCGAGGTCCGGCAAGCCGGGCAGCGCGCCAGGGATTCCCGGCACCACCGGCAGATCGGGCAAGCCTGGATCCGGGAGCGCCGGCGGATCGACGCTCGGAAAGTCGAGGTCGGGCAGCGCGCACGCCACTAGAACCCCTTCGTCACCGTGGCGGCCGGCGAGGCGAGCGGCGTGGTGGGGGCCGTGATCGATCCAGGGGCGAGGCCGTTCACCGCCCCGGTGACCTGGAGTTGCCACGTGGTGACGAGCCCTGCCCACGCCACGATCGCCGGAGCGAGCGCGACCGGCACGCTCGCGGCGCCGCCGAGGTCCGCGCCCTGGGGCGCCTTGAACGGCCCCACCGCCGTCACGCCCGAGCCGTTCACCTCGAGCCGCGCGGAGCCGTCCGCGTTCGAAAGCACCGCCTCGGTTCCGAGCAGCGTGAGCCGCGGCCCCTCGCCGCTGATCACCGCGAGCAGCGGCGTGCCGTTCGCATCGACGCCGATCGAGAGCATGTGAGCTTTCGTGGGCACGCCCGAGCCGTCGCGCTCATAGGGAACGTAAAGCGTCGTCTGATCGCGGAGCTCATCGGCTTCGTACTCGAACGAAAGAAAGGCGCCGCCGTAGCCGCCCGTCATGAGCTGCCCGACCTTCGGCACGTCGCCGCTCGCGCCCTTCGCCATCATCTCGAGGATCCGGCGGTCGCGGAAGCCGAACGCCACGAGGCCGTCGCTCGTGCGCGCCGCGAGGTACTCGGCGAATTGATCTTGTCCGCTCGAGGCCGGCTCGAGGGGGCGCCCGTACGAGCCGAGCGGGCCGAACACCTCCTGCGCCGGCTTCACCTCCGAGCGCGCCGAGGTGGGATCGTCGTCGAAGCCGAGGCCCTCGAGATCGAATTGCACCGCGCCGCTCTGCTCGGAGATCGCGCTTTTGACGACGCGGCCGAATCCCATCACCGCGTCGAAGGCGGCGACGAGCGGGCGTCCACCGGCGCCGGTCATAGGGCCCACGTCCCGGCGACCACCGCCTGCAAGAACGAGCGGCACCCCTCGGCTGGGCTCACGCGGCCGATGACCTCCTCGACGTAGAACCGGCCCGTGGCGCCGCCGAGCGTATCGGCCACGGCGTCGCAACAAGTATCAATCGCGTACGGCGCATCGTCGCCGGCGCGCTCGCGGAAGGCTAGGCCGTCCACCTCGATCGCCCACGCGTCCTGCCGGCGGATGCGCTCCGAGAATTCTCGAGCGACGACGCGCTGCGCGAGCTCGCGCGTGCGGATCCCCTCCTCGGTGATGATGACGGGCCGATGCCCCACGAGTTGATCGCCGGGCTCGGCGAAGCCCGCCCGAATAAGGGCCGTGTTCGTCTTGCCCGCGCTCACCTTCGCACGCTGGAAGTCTTGGCCGCCGCCGTAGCCGAAAGCGAAAAGCGAGGTTGGGGCACCGCTCACGTCCTCGATCCGCTCGATGCGCAGGCAATTGTTCGCCGCGCCCTCGGTGCCGCGGAAGCATCGGAAAAAGTAGATCGCGTCTTGCTCATCGTCGGGCGCCGAGATCACGATCCCGCCGTCGGGCGAATCCCAGATCATGAGCCCGTGGCGCCGGAGGTGGCGCACGAGGAACGCGTACGTCGTTTCGCCCGGCTGGACGTTTGCCTGCTTCTCTTGCAGGGGCTCGAGGTCCTTGGGCGCGCGGCCGCCGGCGGTGGGCTTGCCGGTCATCGCGTCGCGCGCGACGTTGGCGCGGTATTGAATCATCGCCGGCGTGATGCCGAAGGGGGCGACCGCTTTCTCGATGATGTCTTTGAGCGAGGCGTTCTTGACGCGGATCTTAGTGTCGGCCGCGCCGATGTTCATGTCGGAGAGCTTCGTTCGGAACACGCACTGCAAGACGGACGATTGCTGCGCGGTGAGCGGGCTCGTGCGCATCACCACTTGCCCGCGCATCCGCGGCCGCCCGTTGATCGCGCGCTCGAAGCCCGCGCCCGGGGCCACGATCTCGCGCAGCTCGGAATAGCTCCCGTTGTCGCCGAGCTCGAACCCGGCCTCGAAGGGCCGGAGGATCGATTGCGTCACGTGGCAAGAGGTGTACGCGTCGAATTCACCGGCGCCGGCGGCCAGTGACCGAAGCACGACGCGGTCTTGCGGGGAGGCTCCCATCGATCACGGCCAGGATTGATAGACCTGATACTCGCCCGGCTTCACGTAGAACGGATCCTCGATCTTCCAGTTGAGATCGAGCAGGGCCTCGACGGGCTGCTTCACGCGAGCCGCGATGTAAAAGATGGTGGTCGGCTGCTTCACGATGTAGGGGACGCGCGCCGGCGCGCTCGCCTGGCGCTCCGCCGCGGCCGCCGCCGAGAGGTCGAGGAGTTGGTGCATCCGGAGCTCGGCCGAGCACGTGGGCGGGCTCGTGCCCTCCTCCCGAGCGAGGCCCGTCACCTCGAGGAACGTTTGCCCGAGGCTCTGGAGCGAGTGCGCGAGGGAGCGGAACCGCGCCTGCGCGTCCTCCACCGCGCGGCCCGGCGCGCGCATGAGCCCCTCGAGCTCGCTCGCGAGCACCTGGATCTCGAGGATGGGATCCGCCCAGCCGTCCTCGAGCTCCAGCGAAAACTTCGTTTCCTCCGCGAGGCGCCGGTGCCGGCCGCTCACGCTCGGCCGCGCGAAGGCGTCCGCGCCCACGCTATCCTCGCTGTCCTCGATGAACGTGCATTGCACCATCGCGAAGTCTTCGAGGTCCTCCGGCGTGATGCGCTTGAACTTCGCGAAGCGGGCGCGGACGACGCCATCGTGCGGCGTGACGAGGTCGCCCGTTTCGTGCGTGCCCGCGAGGCGCAGGAACGCCGTCATCAGATCGGGATAGAGCGGCACGTTCGGGTCGAGGCCGGGCTCCTCGATGTTGTTTCCGAACACCGCCACGGGCGTCCACACGCGCGCCTCGGCGCCGGTGTCGTCGAGCTTCTCGCCCTCGCGGTACGGGCGCGGGAAGCGCACGATCCGGTTGCCGCCCTCGACGTCGTCTTGCAGGCACGGCACCGCCACGCGCACGCCGCCCACCTTGAACGAGAAGACCGAAAACGATTGCTGAACGCCGGGCTTCTCGGGCGCGAGCGTCTTTTGCGGCGGGGTGTCGATGGGCATGGCTCGAGCTTACCCTCCACCGGGCCGCGGCGGCGCGATCACCGGTGCACCGCGACCGCTCGAGCTCCCGGGTGGGTTCACGAGCTCGACCTTGAGCGTGCCCTGCCGGAGCGAGGAGGCGAGCGCGGACGCGAGATCCTTGTGATTCTCGATCTTGACCTCGCTCGGCCCGCCCGCCGCCGGAGCGAATCCGCCCGCGGGCATCGAGAGCCCGCCGACCGGAACGATGGGCGTGGCGCCCTCGCCGCCGATCATGCCTGCGCGCCGGAGCCGCTCCTGCCCGAGCGCGGAGATCGGCGCGTCGCTCGGGCCGAGGTCCACGCCCATCGCCTTTACCTCGGCCTCCCGCGAAAACTTGCCGCTCATGCTCCGGCCCACCTCGACGGCATCGCTGTCCGTCTTCGCGTCCTGCACGGCGAGCGTGAGCCGCTCCTCGTTCGTGAGGTCGCCGCGCTTGAGCCGGCGGCCGCGCTCCCCAAACTTTTCGACGGCGGCCGTCTCGCTCATCCCCTGCGCCTCGTCGATGTCTTTCTGGAGAGCGGTGGCCGCGTCCTTGCGCTTGGCCGCGCGCTTCGCCTCGATGGCGTCCTGGACGGCGTTGCCGATCGCCATGCCGATCGCGAGCGCGGCGACGCCGATCACGGCCGGGCCGAAGGCCGCCGCGGCGAAGCGCCCGCCCGCGGTGGTGGCCGCGGCTCCGCCGAACGCTTTTTCCGCGAAGCTCCCGCCCGCTTTCTCGAGCGCGCCACCGAGGAACGCCTTTCCCACCATCGCGCCGGCGGCGCCGCCCGCGGCGAGGCCGGGGTTCTGCGCCACCCAGCCGATGACCTTCGAGATCACGTTCGCGAGCGCGGGCAATTGCTGCGCGAGCTTGTTGAGTGCGTCGATGATCTCGGGCGAGCCCATCGCCTCCTCGAGCTTGTTGAGCGCGGCTTGCAGCTTGCGTTGGGGATCCTCGAGCCGCTGCTTTGCCTGCGCGTCGAGGTCCGCGGCGGTGAGCTGGCTCTTGCCGGCTTCCGCGAGGGCCGCGTTGAACGCGTCGGTCGCGGCCTTCGTGCGCGTCTTGATGTCGCCGGCGGTGGAGTCGAACGCCTTCGAGTAGGTGCGGCCGAGCTCGATCATGAGCTTCGCTTGCTCGCCGCCGAACACCTTTTCGAGCGCCTCGCGCTTGCCGCCGGTCTTGCTCATGATGCGTTGCAGCGCATCGGCGCGCGTGCTCCCCTTCGCATCGCGCAGGCTGATCCCCAGGCTCTTTTCGAGTTTCTTCGCTTTCTCCGGATCGCCGAGCGTTTCGAGCAGGCCGGTCACCGCGGCGAGCGACTTTTTGAACGAGCCGGTGGCGTTGTCGGCCACGTTCAAAAGGCCCACCACCTGCCCGAGGCCGTTCTTTCCCTCGATGCCCGCTTGCCGTGCGGCCGCGCCGAGGATGCCGAGTTTCTCGCCCATGTCCTCGATCGAGGCGCCGCCGCGATTGCCGAGCGAGACGACGGTCGCGAGTGCGTCGGGGAGCTGCTCCGCGGTGACGTTGAACTTTTCGTTCAGGACGCCGGCGATGCCCGTGAGCGATTGCATCGAGGCGCCCGTCGCCGTCGCCGCCTTCGCCACCTGCTCGGCCCCGGCCTTCGCGAAGTTGACGTCCCCGACTTCATCGTAGAGGGCCCGCACGCTTTGGGCGACCTCATCGTTCGAGCGCCCCCACCGCGTGGCGATGGCGTTGCCGTCGTGCATCAATTGCCGGAACGACGTCTGCTGTCCGGTACCGGCGCGGATCGCGAATGCGAGGTTCTTATACGAGGTCTCGAGAGCGACGACCGAGTGCAGCGCGGCGCCGAAGCTGAACGCGCCGCCGAAGGTGACGGCGAGCGAGGCCGCTCGCTTGATATGCTCCCCGACCGCCTTCGCCTGATCGCCCACCCGCGAGAGGCCGGCGCCCCACATTTGGGCGGCCTTGCTCGCTTTCTTTTGCTCCTTTTCGGTGGCGTCGCCCGCCTGCCGAATCGCGACGACGTATTGCCCGTTGTCGAGGACGAGCCGGACGGAAGCTTCGCGGGAGTTGTTCGCCACGCCTCCCCGAGGGTGCCGCGGGTGGGGGCGGCCCGACTAGAACAGGGGCGGCGGGCGCTTGTGCTTCGGGCCTATTCCTAGGATTGCTCGGGCTCGCTCTCGGGTGAGGCCGAGCTCCTCGTCTCGCTCTCCGAGCTCGAGGTCGATGGCGAGCGCCATCGTGACGGTGTCATCGTCGAGTTGAAAGCTGCATCGACCGCAAGCGTGATGCAGGCGATCTGATCGAGCCCACCGATAAGCGATAAAGGGCGGAGGTCCCTCCCCTTGCGAATCATCGCGAGCACTTCCCAGAGCTCCTCGGCCGAGAGCTCGCCGGGCCGCGGATCGTTCATGAGCTCCCAGCGGTCGAGTTGTTGGTACAGGCTGGCGAGCGTGCGCTCGTTCGGCACCGCGGCCCACAGGCTCTTTCCGTCGGGGTACTTCTGATCGTGCGGCGGCTCGGCGTCGCGGATCGCATAGGCCAGCTTGCAAACGCGTTCTAGCTCGTCCACGAAGTCGAGATCCTGCCCGTCCGCGGTGCGCTTCGGGTCGAGGCGGAGCTCCTCGCAAAGCTTGCGCGAGTACGTGCGCGCCTTGATGCGTTGCTGGTTGGTGACGCACTGGAGCACGATCGGCTCGCTCTTGATGGTGCCGTCCGAGTGCCGAACGTCGATGGTGGTGGGAAGCACCGGCCCGTTCGGCCCGTCGAGCACACCGAGCTCGGCCCATCGCTCGCGGAAGATGTCCGCGCTCCGCTTCACTTCGTCCATGCGCACGGGTTCGCTCATGGGGGAACCCTAGCGGAGAGCCCCGGAGGGCTCAAGCTCACCGGCTGATCTTGCCGACGAACGCGGCCGAGCCGTTCGTCGCGTCCTCGAGCGGGCCGTTGAGCGTGCAGTCGGTATACATGCCGTCGATCGTGATCGTCTTCCCGCCGGGGAGCTTCACGCGAAGTTGGCGGATCGTGCCGTCGAGCACGTCCTCGATGTAAGGGCGCTCGATGCCGTCCTCGTCGATCGCGAAGTTGAACGAGACCTTCGTCTCGGGCTTGCCCTTCACGACGCCCGCTTGCGGCCGGCGGAGCGTGTGTTGCTGCTTCCCCTTGTTGCTCACGGTGACGGTGAAGTCTGTCACCTGCATCAAGTCGCCGTTCCCCTGCGCGAGGAACGCTTGGGGGTACTTCAGTTGCTCCTTATTCGCCATGTGACGGGGCTCCTACGAGTGCCGGCGAGATCAGCCGACCTTGTGCACGACGCCCGAGAACTTCGCGAGCGGCTTGAGGATCTTGAGCGGAACGAAGATGTTGACCTGACTCGCATCGGCATCGTCGATCTCGACGATGACCTCGCCGCCCGCGATGGCGGCTTCGAGCTGATTCGAATCGGCCACACCGATCGGCACCCAGGTCCGGAGCCGCCCGAAGACGAACGCCTCCACGTCGCGGCGCTCCACCACGCCCGCGGGCAGCGAATCCGCGCCCGGGGGCAGGTCCTCGGTGATCGAGCAATTCGGGAATTGCTGGGGCGTCGCGATGCGAAGATCGTCCGCAATCGCCATCACGCCGAAGGTGTCGGTCTGGTAGTACGCGCGGAAGTCGGGGTTCCCCGAGGTGTCGCGGCACCGCGTGGTGATGGGCGAGACGAGCACCGCCTCGCTCCCATTGCGCACGAAGTCGAGCGGCGTGACGCCGTTGTTGAGCAGGTCCTCGCGCTCGGCGCCCGAGAGCTTGTCGCCCTTCGTATCGTAGGAGCCGATCAGATCGGGGTGGAGGTTGCCGATTCGGTTGTAGTTTGCGCGAAGCCCGAACCCATAGAGCGCGTCACCCATCTCGGCGCCGCACACCTCGCCCGGAAGCGAGCGCGCGTTTTGCCAGTAGGGATAGGCCATGTATTCGAAGTTGCGCGCGACGGCCGCGGCCTTGACGCCCGAGAGCGCGCCGGTGCAGCCGACGAACCCGAATTGGAGGAGCGCGTCGAGCCCTTCGTTGTTGCCGAGAATATGGGCCTTGAGCCGGTGCGCGTTCGAGCTCGTGCTCGTGAGCAGTGCGTCCGTGTTCGAGGTGACGAGCCCGATCCCGGTGTACTGCTTCGCGGCGAGCAGGCCGAGCGCGGTGGTCGCCGTGTACTCGGTCGTTCCACCCGCGAGCGTGGCGCCGCCGGCGGTGATGGTGCCACCGGTGCCGCGGAGCTTGCGCGCGGCGGTGGTGATGTCGTTGCCCCACGTGCCCGGGCCCGCGGCGTCGATCACGAGCTCGCCGGGATCGCCCTCGCCGGCGACGGCGGGGAGGGGTCGAATCGCGCTGATCGCTGCCACGCACCGCGCGAGGAACGTCGCGATGGTCTCGCCGGCGTACCAGTCAACGACGGTGGTACGGCCCGCGACCTCGAGCTCCCAAGTGTTGGTGTCCTCGGGCGTGCCCGTGATGACGTGCGTGATCGTGGCCGTGCTGCCCGACGGTGCAGTGGGCGCCACCACGTCGAGCGGGATCGTCTTCACCTTGCGGAAGAACTGATCGGCGAAGAGACGGCCGGGCGAATTCGCGCCGATCGCCGTCGCCACGTCATCGGGCCCGTAGCAGGTGCGCACCTCCGCGTTCGCGGTGATGTTGCCGCCCACCGAGTGCGCGACGAGCGCGGCCGTCACGAGGCCGGCACCCGGCGCGGAAGCCGCGGCGAGCAGGTTGACGCGCAGATAGAAGCCCGGCGTCTTGACGCTGGAGCTCATGGCTTTCGGTGCGGGCATCGGGGATCAGCCTCCGGTTTCGGTGGGGGTCGACGTCTTCGTTTCGTTCGCCGCGGCGGCCGCCTCGGCCTCGCGGCGCGCGCGCTTCGCCGCTTGCGCGGCCTCGATGATCTCGAGCTCGGTGCGCATCTGCGCCCGGTACTCGGCGCGCGAGCGCTCGACGAGCGCGCCGTCGCGCAGCGCGCGGCCGTACTCGCGGGAGTAGCGGCGCATGTCCGCGCCGGGAATCATCACCACGATCGAAGGATCGTAGGTGATGCCGCCCTCGGCTTCGTTGTCGCGGCGGGCGCCGATGTATGCGCCCGAGCCGCCGTGCCTCGTCACCGGACCGGCGGTGGGCACGCACGAAAAAAACGCGTCCTCGGGATCCTCGCCGCGCCGGAGCTCCTCGCCCTTGTCGGCATCGGTCACCGAGACGTTCAGCGTGGGGCCGGGCACCTCCACGTTCGGGGTTCCCGTGCCGGGCGCCGAGAGCTCGACGAGCGGGGCGCCTTCCACGATCGGCGGGAGGCCGCCGCCCACCTCGCCCTCGAGGGGCGTCGAATCACCGCGGGGCTTCGATTGCTTGGCCACGAGCCGAGGCTAGGTGCCCGGCTCCCGTCCGGCCTAGTCCTCGTCCTGGGGCATCTCGGCGATCACGTTCTGCACCATCGGGAGCGGCTCTTGCTGCTCCTCCGGCGCGTCCGGATCGGTGCTCGCCGGCAGGCTTGCGCCCACCGTGAGGGTCTCCCAGCGATTCCACGTTCGGGCGTCGACGCGCTGGAGCGTCGTCACCGCCCGAAGCTGCACGAGCCCCACCGTAACGTTCGGGCTCTGCGCCGCGCGGGCGCTCGCGGTGAGGATCTCGAGCCCGGTGCCCACGCTCGAGAGCAGCTCGCCGTCGTCGTTCATGCTCCGATCGGAGAGTACGTTTCGGCACGCCTCGACGAGCTCTTGCAGCCGGCGCCGGCGGCCGTGCCCCTCGGCGCTCGTGCTCACGATGTAGAGCGAGAAAGCCTCATGGTAGGCGCGCACGTCGCGACGCTTCCGGGTGGAGCCCTGGCGCATGCCCGCGGTCCGTCCTTCGACCGGCTCGCTCCCGATCCACCCCACCACGATCGCGGGGAAGGCGCCGAGCTTCGCGTCGAGGAGCGAGCGGGCGTCATCGATCTCGAGGTCGATCACGGTCATCGCCGCCTGATCGGCCGCGCGCGCGCCGCCCGTGAACGATTGCGTGACTACCATCTCCGGCTCGAGCCCGGGCACGGGCGGATCCCAGCGCAAGCGTTGGCCCGCGGTGATCGCCGCCCACGTCGTGCCGCCCACCTGCGCCACGAAAGTCACCTCGATCCCGTCATCGTCATCGGGGATCGTCCACGCGCCGCCTTGCTTGTGCGGCCGCTCCGTGAGCGGGTTGAACGCCACCTTGACGAGGTTGTTCGGGCGCACGCTCTCGAGCGTCGTGGTGATGAGCGGCACCGCGTACTCGTTCGGCGGGAGCTCCACCTCGCCGCCGCCGGTGGCGCGCTTCACGAGCGCGCGGCCGGTGGCTCGCGTGCCGAATAGGGGCGCGAGCTGGGCTTGGATCGCGCGGGCGTGGAGCTCGAGGCGGCCGCCCTTGACCTGCTCCCACGTCGTCACGGCCCGGCCTCCTCGAAGCCGAGCGGCTGGAGCTCGCGCACGAGCCGCGAGTATTGCTCCTCGGCGGTCTGATCGGTTTGGACGGTGAGCTCGAACACCACGATCCCACGGTCGAGGAATTGCATCCGCGGGCGCCGATCCCACCCGTCCTCGAGCATGAGCTCGGCGAGCACGCTCCCGGGCGGGAGCTCGTCCTTTCCGCACACGTCGAGCAGCGCGGCCACGGCGGCGGTGTCGCCGCGCATGCGGGCGCGCAGCGTGAAGGGCTGGAAGGTGGCGAAGGCGGCCGGGGAGACCATGGCGGGAGCTTACAGCCGCACCGGGCCGGACGGCATCATCTCCGCGAGGATGACCTCGCACGTGGTGTCCGAGATGCCGCCGAGGTCCACGTCGAGAAAGTCGCGCAGCGGGATCACCGTGCGCGGTTCCTTCGAGACGTGAAAGATCGCATAGGGGACGTCCGTGTACGCCTCGGCCTCGAGCCCTTGATGCGCGGGCGTCACCGAGCCGGCCATGATGCCCGTATTCTGGAGGAGCTTCCGGTTCTGCCCGCGCTGCTCGCCGCTCCGGATGGCGTCCACGAGCTCGCCGATCTTGCCCGCGCGCCGCGGCCAGGGGCCTTGCTCGTAGCCTCGCTCGTCCTGGAAGTTTTGCTCTACCGCCGCGCAAAGCTCCTGCGCGACGAATTCCGAGACGCCTTGCAGGTTGCCGCCGCGCTGCTCGACCTCACCGACGAGCTTCCGGAGCTGCTCCTGCCCCGTGAGCTTGAGGGTGGTCGAGGGCACTTAGAACCCGCCCGGCGCTTTCCCGGTGGTGGGGTCGGGCAGCACGTACGTTTTGACGGCCGTGGTCTTCGAGCGCGTGGCGGGGTTCCGGCCGGCGACGCTCTCATCGGGGCGGAGCTCCGTCTGCGCGATGCGCGTGAGGTCGGCTCGCGCGATCTTCGCCTCGGCGGTGTAGATAGTCGTCCCGTCGGGTAGCTTGTGCTCGGCACGCCGGCCCGCTGCGCGGTCGGCCGCGATGGTGTCCGCGATCGAGCAAACGAAGTCGTCCACCTCGAGGCCGGTGAGTTGCTCCTCGCTCCACCCCTTTTGCCGGAGCGTGGCGCGCACTTCGCGGTCCGCTCCGGCGATGACCTGCTCGACCACGGCCTCGTCGGCGGTGCCGTCTTGATTGTCGTCGCAATACTGGATCAGGCGCTCCGCGCCGATCTTGAGCTCGAGGCGGGCCGCCGTGGTGAACATCCCCGAAGCTTACCGGAGATCGGCGAGCACGCCTTGCCGGATGAGCCGTTTGAGATCGCGCCGCGACTTGAGCCCGGCGACGAGCGAATCGGGGATCCGCATGCCCGCGGGGCACGAGAGCCGGTTGCCCTTTTCGTCGATCGTGGTGAAGGGCTCCGCGGTGTAGATGCCCGGCGTCCGGTGCACGAGCGCGCGGTCGCGGACGCGCTTGCGCGCCGTCTCCACCGCTTGCCGGATCTCTTTCGTGGTGGGCTTGCCTCCTCGGCGTGCGGCCTTCGCCACGGCGTGATCGTGCGCGTTGAGCGCCGCCTTGTTTTCGGCGCGGTTGAGCTCGACGGCGAGTTTGCGCTCGCGGTGTGACTCGAGCTCGGGCTCGGCGCCCTCGTCATCGTCATCGTCCTCGTCGTCCTTGCTCACGCCGGCGAGCGCTCGACGCCGGCGCTCGGCGCCCTCGGCGACTTTCTCGGCGCGCTCCGCGTCCTCGTCGCCGCCCTCGTCTTCGTCCTCCTCGTCGCCGTCCGGCTCGTCATCGTCATCGTCCTCGTCCGTGCGGGCGAGGCTTTGAGCGGGAGCGGGTGCGGCGGCGGGTGCCGCGGTGGACGTGGGCTTGCGGGATCGACGTGCTGCCATGCCCTGCAAGATACACGGCCCCGCGGCCAGAACAAGACCCCCCGGGTGCGGGCGCGCGTTCGGCTGGTGTGGGATACGCCGCGCGCCCGCCCCTCCGGGCTTACGCCGCGACGGCGTTCTTGATGAGGCCGCCGACCGTGTTCGAGATGAACTGCACGTCCTCGGCGTGGCCGGCGACGAGCTTCCGGCCGCCATCGAGGCCGCGATCATCGTCGAAGAATTCGCGGCTCGTGTAGCCGGAGCCGGAGGGCCCACGGACGCGGAAGGTCTGGAGCGTGCGGATACCGGTGCCCGCTTCGGCAGAGCCGAGGTCGGAAACCAACACCACGTCGTTCGGCATGATCGGCACCATCTCGCCCACGTCCTCGTCGAGCACGCGAGCGCCCACGACGTGGAAGGGCGGGAAGCCCGGGAGGCGGAAGTCGAGCATCCGGGTCAATTCCTGGATCGACATGCCCGAGAGGTCCCCGGGGGTGACGGGGTTGTCACCCATCATCTGCCGCATGTAGTCACGCGTCGCGTCGTGAGCGAGGAACGCGTCGCGCGTCTCCTCGCCGAAGTAGATCCCGGTCACGGGCTGGGCGCTCTTGCGGCACCGCTCCTGCAAGTCGAGGATCGGGTTCGAAGCCACACCGCCGTTCCACTTCGTGGTTCCGTCGAGCGTGGTCTTTTGCGAGGTGGCCCAATTCGCGGCCGTGGTGAGCAGGTCCCACACGCGCACCTCGCGGTCGAGGTCGAGGCCGATGCGGATGCGGTTCGCCGCTTCGCGCGAGAGGTTGTACGCCGCCTGTGCTTCCGTGTTCGCCGGCAGGAAGGTGCCGAGCGCGCGCGGGATCACGAGGTAGACGTCCGTGCTGCTCGCCGGATCGACCTCGCCCACCGGGCTCTGGTACGACGTCTCGACGCTCACGCGCCGGAAGACGTTGTTGGGGCTCATCAACCGATAGCGGTCGGTGTCCTTGTCGACGAGCTTGATGGGAGCGACCTCATCCGCGCGCCACACCGAATAGGGCTGGAAGCTCGCGAGGAAGTCGTCGATCTCTTCGATGGTGGTGACGTCCACCGGCGAGAGCGCGAGCATCGTTGACGCGAGGAGCTGCACCTCGCGTTCGGTGGCAGCGAGAGCGTTGCCGCCCATGATGTTGCTCAAGGCGGCGAGCGAGGTTCGAAGGTGGGCCGACATGTGGGGTTGCTCCTGTTTCTCCGGTGGACGTTCGTTCGTGGTGGTGCGAGGCGCGCGCGGCGATCAGCCCGCGGCGCCCTGCGGGCCCTGGGCGCCCTGCGCACCTTGCGCACCCTGGGCGCCCTGTGCGCCTCCCGAGAGGATGCCGAATTGCGAGAAGTCGAGATCGGCCGAGATCACGTCGTCGAGGATCGCGTCCTCGAGCGCCGTGCCGATCACGGCGTCGCCCGAAGCGGCCGCCTTGACCTTGCCCGATGCGTCGGGCGCGATCGAGTTGCCCGCGCTGATCACGCCGCTCGCCGTCACCTTGCCGCGACCGCGCCGGATGAGATCCCCGTTGCCGCCGTTCGGGATGATGCTCTCCGTCACGCCCACCGCAACGTCGGTGTCCGCGCCGGTGAGCTCGACCGCGTCGAGGCCCTCGCTCAAGTCGAACTTGACGAGGCGAGCAGCCGGCAAGTCGGTGCCGGTGCGGTTGCGGCCGGGTGCGTAGCGCTCCGGCTTGTTGGGAATCTCGGGCATGGGCTAGGTCTCCTGTTACGAGTGCGGTGGTCTTCGGTGGTGACGGCGCGGGCGATCAGCCCGTGGCCGAGGTGGCCGAGAGGATCTCGACGTTCGGATCGCGGCGCAGCGCGTGCGCGCGCTTGTCGACCTGTTGGTAGGGCGCGTCTTTCATGTTGGGTTCGTTCGCGCGAATCCACGACATGAGGCGTTGGTTCGAATTGCGGCCCTCGATGCCGCGGAGGTCGATCTGCGTCTTGCCGCCGGTGTGCCCGAGCGGGTGTTGCTGGGGCGTGTTCGACAGCGCGCGCGGGCCGAGCGGCGGCACGACGCGGAGCGCGGTGGGGAGCTGGGTTTGCCCCGCGGGCCCGGCCGCGATCGTGGTGAGCAGCGTTTGCATGCTCTGCTCGGCGACGCCGTACTGCGTAAGGAATTCGCGGCGCGCGTTCGAGCGAGCCTCGCCCTTGACCTTCCAGTTTGCGTCCTTCGGCAGGGCCGCGAGTTTCGTCGCGATGAGCGACGAGCGCTGAACGGCGAGCGCCGTGAGTAGCTGGGGATCTTGCGTCCACCCCTTCGCGGCGACGGCGGCGGCGACGTCCGAATTCGCGACGGCCTCCTCCTGCGTTGCATTGCCGGCGAGCAGCTCGTCGATCTGCGCGAGCGCGTCGGTGAGCTGGGCTTTGGCGGCCTTGAGCTCGGGGAACGCGTTCATGGCTTCGATCGCGGACGGGTAACCCATCTGCTGGAGCATCTTGCCGAGATCGGCGCTCTTGCCGACCGCCTCCTCCACCGCGGCGAGTGCGTCCTCCTCGGTGGCGAGCATGCGGGTCGAGAGAACGCGCGTGTGGTCGCCGGGCTTGGCGAAGAGTGCGCAGATGGCTTTGAGCAGCTTGTCGGACATACCGGTAGTCCCTTCTTTCGGTGCGGCGGGAGCGCTAGCAGGATCAGGAGTAACCAAGGTTGCGGCGGCCTGGCTAGCCTGTGCGTAGAGCTCGTCCACGGTGGCGGTGATGGGCACACCCCAGATTTTTCGGAGGTCGCCCACGATCTGATCGAGGTCCACGCCGGGGGGCACGGACGCCGGGTTTTTGGCCCATTCGACGACGCGGGCGATCTGCCCGAGCACGTCGGCGGCCGAGGTTGCAGCGGGCAGGAGCAGGCAAGAGCGGGTGTACTCGAGCCCCTCCTCGGGAGAATTCGCGGGCTCGCCGTACCACCCGCCGAGCGTCATCGAGCGGCGCTCGCTCGCGGCGATGGGCTCGAGCATCTTGAGAAACGGGTGATTCGTGAACGCGATGGACGTCATGATCGGGCCGAGGTCGGCACCGGTGACGGCATCGACGCCGTCCGTGAAAGCGATCGAAACGAACGAGTACTCCTCGGCCGCGATCTGCTCCTGCACCTGCTCGCCGAGTTTCGCGAGCGCCCAGAGCTGCACCTTTCCGTCCGTGCCCGTGCGCGTCTCGAGCTCGAGGACCCAAGCCGGCGCGCCCGCGCCCGACTTCGGGATCGAGCCGAGCGTGGGGTCCATCTCGCTCGCGTGCTCGTAATCGAACGGCAAAACCTTGCGCGAGCCCTTCCCATCGGCGCCGGCGAGGTAGCGCGGATCGGCGTGCAGGTTCTTGATGAACGAATCGAAGACCGCCTGATCGAGTTTGAACGGGCGGGTGTGACCCTGATAGGTGCCTTCGGTCGCGACGTGGATCCACTTCGTAACCGGCGCGTCCTCCTCGGGCTTCGCGGGATCCGCGGGCACGGCCGGGCCGTCCTCCGCGGTGAGCCACCACCGCCACGCGTCGCGCGGGAGTGCGAGGCCGCGCAGGAGCACGAGCCCTTTCCCCCCTTTGCCCTTGATGCGCTTCGCCATCGATCAGCGCTCCACGAGGACGTCGGGCTTCGCGTAATAGATCGAGACGATGAGCGAGCCCGCGGTGAGCGCGGCGAGGTTGTGGCCGCCATCGGGATCGAAGTTGGCGACGAGCGTCTTTCCGCCGTACGGGCCGTCCGGTCGCGCGCCGGCGGTTCCTTTCTTGAGGCCGGCCGCCGCCATCGCACTGATGTCCGCCGCGATGCTATCGGGGTCGTCCTCCTCGCCAATGTCGAGCGCAAGCGTGGAGACCGAGCCGCCGGAGAACGGCGTCACGATCTCGACGTCGTACCCGAGCACGATCGCGCCCTCGGGCAGCGTGCCGAGCTCGATGCTCTGATCGTCGCCGTTGTCGGTGTCGGTGAGATCCGCGTGACCGATGGTGGTGGCGAGCACCAGGATCCGCGCGGCGTAGGCTCGCTTTTCTCTGTTGAGCGACATGCCGGCGATGCTCGCGGTCCGGCGCCCGGCCTGTCTAGCCTCACGCGTCGAAGACGCACGAGACGCGGGTGCGGCCGGCGGGGCTCCCGGTTTGGCCAATGCTGATCAGATCCCCGCGGGCGAAGCTGATGAGGTGCGTCGTGTCCTCGAAAGCCGCCGTACTTCCGGCCGTGATCGTCACCGTGCAGGTGGTGTCCGCGCCGTTCTTTCGGACGGTGTAGGTGACCGAGCTGCCCGGGCCGGTCGAGGCTTGGGCGATCAGGTTCTTGATGGTGCCGGCGCGGGCCACCCGGAAGGTGGCGTCACTTTCGCTCGCCACGACGGCGCGGTTCGGCGTGCCGGGGAGGAGGTAGCCGTTCGCCGTGGTGGCGTCACACCCCCATTCGAATTGTGGGAGCGCCGCGTTTCCGCTCGTGCCCTGCGCGCCTTGCGCCCCCTGGACGCCCTGGGTGCCTTGGCTTCCCTGTGCACCCTGCGCGCCTTGGGCACCTTGCGCGCCTTGGGCACCCTGCGCCCCCTGCGCGCCTTGGTTGCCCTGGAAGCCCTGGGGCCCCTGCGCGCCTTGGGCGCCCTGGGGACCCTGCGCGCCCTGGACGCCCTGGGTGCCTTGCGGCCCCTGCGCGCCGGCGTCGCCTTGCGCGCCTTGCGGCCCATCGTCGCCGTCATCCCCGTCCGCGCCCTGCGCGCCCTGCGCGCCGTCGTCACCTTGCGGCCCATCGACGCCGTCGATGCCTTGGTTGCCCTGCGCGCCTTGCGGGCCGCTCGTGCCCTGGAAGCCTTGCGGGCCCTGCGCCCCCTGCACGCCCTGCGTTCCCTGGAAGCCTTGCGGGCCCTGCGCACCACCACCACCGCCGCCGGCGTGCAGCACGCGGATCGCCTTGTTGACCGCTTCGGCCCACGTGCGCGCGCTGAACTGACGGCTCTCCGTGGCCACCACGAGGCGCAGGCCGTTGCCGTCTTGAAACGCGAGCATGCGCTCGTGAATCTTCGCGGGGTCGGGCTGGCCCTTTTCGTCCACGCCGTTGTCGATCACGGAGCGCACGATCCACGAGTGCAGCTCCTCGACGTCTGGCGGGGTGACGGTGATGGTGCCGCTCGGGCCGCCGAGCGCCGCGACGTAGCCGCCGGTCGTTGCGCCCACGAGGTCGAGCTCGGGCGCGCCATCGCTCGCGAGCGGCGGGTTCACGAAGATCGCCGCGTCGGGATCGTACTCGCTCTCTCGGAAGACGCGGACGCGCCACTGCCCCACGCCTTCGGGATCGCGGAGCGTGATCGTCACGAGCTCGCCCGGCGTCGCTACGAAGCCGTCGTCCTCACCATCGCCGTCGAAGTCGAAAAGCGGTCCGCTCACGAGGGCGAGCGTCGCGCGCTCGCGACCGGCCGGGCTAGCCGAGCAAGCCCTCGACCGTGGAGCGGAAGCCCTTGTCCGGCACGTCCGCGAGATCGCTCTCCACCGGCCCGTCGTAATTCGCCGGGATGCTCCGGACGCGGTGCCGGCAATTGAAGCCCCACGGCGGGATCTTCCCGCGCCAATTCGGGTTGTCCGCGCGCATGACGGCGTTGTTGTGCTTCGCGTGCCAGGGGCGCTCACGCGGCGGCCCGTCCCCCACGCCCACGATCTGCCAGAACGGACGGAGCTTGAGCACGCTCGGGCGCATCATGTGCTCGAGGCGCCCCGCGCTGTACGCCTTTTGGACGTTCGTGCGAAAGATCGTCTCTACGTGCGAGGGGCTCGCGGGCGTCCAGCCGTTCGAGACGAGCCGCTCCTCGGCAAACTTTCGGAAGTCGCGCAGATCGGCGCCGCGCTGCACCTGCCGCGCGAGCTCCTTTTGGACGACGGTGAGCATCGACTTTCGCGCCATGCCCGCCACCTGAAACGCTTTCGCGCGCGCAAGGTCTGAGAGCCGCGCCCACACCTTCGGCGTGACGGGCTTGAGCTCGAGGAACTTCGCGACGGCCGAGCCGTAGGGCATCGCGTCGAAACCGGCGACGCCGGCGGCGACGCCCTCGACGAGCACGATGAGCGGCGCGCCCGCTCGAGCTCGCGCGGCGATGCT